TTTGTACTCTTATTGCAACGTTTTGTGAAAATTCTTCAATATTATAAGGATTGTTTAAAAAGTCTGAAATGTTTAATGGATTAGTTTCAAAGGTTCCAACTTTGTTTGCAGTTTCAATTGGGTCCTTATTTAAATCGGTTTGTAAATTATTTTTATATTTATTAATATAATCAAGCCTAAAAAGTAAATCTTGGTCAGCACCTTTTTTATTAGCTAATCTATTTGCTGTAGTTGCTGCTTGATTTATTTCTTGCATATCCATATTTTTTAAATTTAATAGAAGTTCTGCTTTTTTCTTTATTAAATTTACTTTATTAATTTGTGTTTCATCTCCTATTTGAATAGCAACTTTTTCTGCTTCTAAAACTGCATTTAAATCTGGAACAACATAATTATCTAAACCACTATCAATATTATTTAAATTAGTTGTGTTGGTACTTTTTAATTTTGAGTTTCCTGTTTTTGCATAAGTTTTTAATTTTTCGTAATTTTCAACAGTAATTAATTTATTTTTTTTAGCAGCAGCTAATCCATTAGTTGCATTAATATCTATTTGTCTTTTAGCTTTATAAAACTCTATATCTTGTAATGCAGAATTTTTTGTTGTTACACTATCTGCTCCAAATAAATTATTAAACTTATCTGAGTTAAAATAATTATCTAATTCAGTTTTAGCTAATTTTTTAATTTCTTCTGTTTCTCCATACACAATATCTTTTTTAAGTAATTCAATTTTATTTAAATCTAAGCTTTGAGATTTTTTAATAAATGCTGCATTAGAGTTTTTTCTAACTACTAAACCATCTTTAATTTTTTGTTTTATTAAATATTGGTCAAATAATTTTTTTGAATATCTATGATTAAATTCTAAACCAACATTATTTTTAGCAATTTCAAAAGCATCATTGTAATATTTGATTGCAGCATCTGGGTCATCCATCATACCTGCTTTTTGAGTAGCCATGACTAAGCCTTCAAACTTATCATTGCCTTTTAATAATTCTTCAGATTTTTCTAAAACTTCATTTTCTGATTTACGAGTTTCAATTTCTGCATATAAATTTAATGCAGACTTTGCTGTACCTTTAATTGCTTGACCAATTGCTGCACCTGTCGCCTGGCTAACTCTCATTCCAGGTGTGGTAGTTACTTGTCCTGTTTCTGCAGTAGGTCTAATTTGTGTTTCGTAAATTTTTATAGCCATTGTATTATCCTGTTAATGTTTTGTAATCTCCTAATAAACTTCCAGCAGCTTGAAAATAACTTGCTCTTTTAGCAACACGTCCTCTAAATCTTTCAACGTTTGCTTCAGCTCTTGTCATAATTGCATCATTTAATCCTGCTTCTCTAGCAATCTCAGCATTGTACTGCATCATGTCTCTATCAGTATCAATCATAATTTGATTTTCTAATGCAATAGCTAATGCTGAACCACGAAACTCTACACCCGAACCAAGGATAGAAGTTCTTAAAGCATCTTGTTGTTTTTCTGCGTAATAATTAAATCTAGGTAAATCGTATTGTTCAAAAACTTTATATGCTTGTTGAGCATTTTGTTCTTTTACTTTTGCATCTCTTTCTAATAATCCAGCATTATAATTAGCAGCTCTTGCTGCACCTTGTCCTGCAATTAAATCACCAAAAAAACTCATTTTATAATCCTCGCATATCTTATGTAATCTGAACCGTCTGGACCGTAATACTTCATTAATCCTTCTTTTTCAAATCCTAACCATTGAGCAAATCTTTGACCTAGTTTAAAATCTGCTTTTACAGTTGTTTGTAATCTTTTTATATTTGTTGTTTCAATAAGTATATCAGTTTTTTTCTTAAAATGTTTAGCCATAATTACACTATGTTTCCATATATCATTTGTAGCCATGACCCACCCTTCGGCTACACCGTCCCACAGCACGAATATGCCGCCTGCCGCTATTGGCTTATTATTTATAAGCGCTGTAAACGACAACCCAACTTGTTCTAAGTATAGAGCATATTTTCTATGCTCTGGTCTTAAATATAATTCTTTAGCATTAAGCTGTTGGCTTAATATATATTGAGCATGTTCTTGTTTAAACGGTATTATATCCATTATGTTTCATACAATTCCAATCTTGCATAAATTGCAAGAACCGTCATTGGTAAAGCCTGGTCTTGTTTAATTAATACAAATCCATCTGTTCCATAATCACTTGGAAATTCTGTTTCTTTATCACCTGTAAATAAAGGCACGGGTGCGGTCATAGATGCTGAGCTATCTCTAAATGGTATTTCATCTAAATTATTTTCATCGGGTCCTACTTTAGCACCAACGGTTTCAAAAAATCTAACAGTTACATCATAAATTCTTTTTGTTTTAGTTTGGTCAGTACCACCAGTACCTTCATCTAATCTCATAGTTTGTAATGTTGATGTATAGCCTAAACCAACTTTAGCTTTTGTAGCAGCTCTTTCTAAAGTAACTGAACCACTAGAAACAACTTTATCAGGGTGAGTTGCACCATTGAGTACAATTTTTACTGTTTCACCTTCTAAATGATCTAATCCACTTAATGTAGTTGTAGAAGCTCCATTGTAAGATAATCCACTATCAACATAATGAAATTGCTCTAAATCAGAATTAAAATCAGATGGTGTTAAATATTCTACATATTTTTTAGTTGCACCATTAATTGTTCGTTCAACAATAACCCAAACTTGGTCTTCATTAGTATCAACATCAATAACAGCAACAGAAGTACATTTAGCATTAGTTCCACCAAATTCATGTTCATGCCAGGCAACTACATCTTGTAGTCTATTGTAAGTCATACCAATTAATTTTCCATCAACTCTTACACCCCATACAACTGAATAAGGTTCTTGTTGATAATCAATTTGTATTATTCCACTTTGACTAATATTTTCTGAAAGTATGGTAAGGTCTGGCGCTATGTAACCGTCTGTATCAAAGTTATATGCAAGTTCTCTAATTTTTCTTTTAGCTCTTTGTAAAAATATTGTTGTGTTACCAATTGATAAAGCATCTACTCCTGCAGAACCATAAGAAGATTGTTTTCTAATATTTAAATTTGTAGGGGTTATTGGGTCTTCAGTTGCTCCAGACGTTACAGTAAACTCTCCTCCAGTTGTCATAACAATTAAAGTTCTTGTAGCTTTGATTGCCTGGATGGCATTAACTTGGTTAGATGCAATTGTGTAAACCATAGCTGAGCTATCTGTTGTAGTTCCATGGTAATCATCATCCATATTTTCATAATCACCAGAAACTGAAAAAAATAATGTTTGAGGTTGTTCGTTTGTACCAGCAAATACTAAACGTTGTTCAAAAAATGATACACACTTTGGATGACCAGTTGTGTCAGAAAAAGAACCAAGCGCCCAGTCATCAGTTGCTGAACCAGAAGATATAACAGCTTCTACTGTGCCTACTGCAACAGTTGTGCTAGTTATGCTTGTTATTTTTACATGACCATCTTTAATATGAACCAATCTTCCTACATCAGTTGATAACCAACCTTGATCTCCATTAACTCCTGTAGTTGAAGATAATGTTAAAGTAGTTGTAGCACCTTCTGAAGTATGAGAACTTGTCATTGTTGTTGATGTTAAATTGTGATCTTGAAAAGGTCCCTTTTTAAAATCAACTGTTGTAAGTGTCCAGGACGTGTGTCCAGTTCTAGATAATTTTCTAACCGCATGATTAGGATGGCAAAGATACATAACGTCAGCAGATTGAGCAAATTTAATATCAAACAATTCTGCTTCTAAATATGGTGTAGATATTTCATATGCAGAACCACCCGATGTAATTTGACCACTATCTTTATAAAATCTAATATATTGATCGCCAAATTCTAAAATATAAGTTTGTGTTGTTGAAAATGAAAATGGAATTAATCTAGTTTTTTTTGAACTGTCTTTTACTTCTGATACAAAATAACTACCAGGTCGTCTGCTAACAGGACCATGAGGTTGAACAATAAAATTATTAATGATTGTACCTGCTGAAAAATATTTTTGAAAGTCTGTACGACCTTCCATTCTGGGTGATAGTTGACCAGCTGTAAAACTAGGTACAGATACAAGTGTCTTAGCCATTTTATAACCTACTGTTTATAAAGTCTTCACTTAATATGTTATCTACTTCACCTAATGTTGGGTCTGTATTGTATCCTTCTGCTGCATCAGCATGTCTTGCTTCAGATAATTTCAATTGATATTTCTCTGCCATTCTTTGTTGTAATGTTGCATTAGCAGTAACAGCATAAGCAATATCAGATGCAAGAGCAGCTGAAATAGTTTCTCTTAATAAAACATCCATCTCATTAGGGTCAGTAATTCTAGCAACGTAAACTAATTTAACGTTATCATCGTTAGTTAAAATTTTACGTCCTTCTATTTTATAATTAGACTCATAATTTTGTATGGTTAAAACTCTTAAACAATCTGATGGTAAAGTATATTGTTTAGAAAAACCCCAATCTGGATTAGTAGTATCTGCTGCTAAAGTTTGTCTTTTGATTGCTGAATTCCATGGATGCGCACGCAAAACACTATCTTTAACTGTTTCATATCTTGCATTGCATAGTCTGCCATTTTTAGAATTTTCTGTAAGAGATAAAATAGTTGAAGCACCTAATTGATTTAGCGCTGAGTTACAAATTTCTACTACACTAGCCATCTTTTTTATTCTCCTTAATTATATACTTTCTTCTAATTTTTCTATCATTTTCTAATGCAAAAATTTCTTTTTCAGTTTTTTCAAGTTTTGCATCAAAACCATAGTGTATTTTAGCAGTATTTTTAAATCTATCCACTAAAACATACCTGTAAACATAATCTCCTTTTTTAAAATGAAGTACAGGTTTTAAATCTTTTATTGTCTTCATAAAACTGATGAGGGGATTTCTCCCCTCACCAAGCTAATTATTACTCGTTACACTTAATTTGTACTACTTTTTCTTCTTCCATTCTAGTAGCACCAATTGCCATAGAATAGTAAACTTGAGTAGCATAAGATTTGTCGTTTCTTTCATCAATTCTAGCTTTTACGACAG